GCCTTAGTCTCAGAGTGGTAGTTATACCCTCTACCTTTAGACCCTTTGGGCCTTCCGGTCTTTTTACGGGGAGTACCGTCCTTTTTAAGTATGAAGTTCCCATCTTCATCAGTCAGGTAGTTCTGTGGGTTCTTTATCCAATCTTCCATTATCTATAATCTTCTTTAACCCAACGTGACTTAGTGACCTTCCTGTCTTATAAGTAACCCATTCGCTACCTTCTCTAAGTGACAGCCCATTATTCTTTATTAGTTCAGCTACAGTCTTTATAGCATCTATCTCATCTTGAACAGGCTTTAAAGTTCTGTTGTCTGAATCTAGCTCATACCCAAAAGGTATAGTGCTACTCGTCCTCTGCTTGTACATCTATTACAATCTCTTCTTTGGCAGGAAGTATAAACAAACCTCCCTCTACCTTATGATTAACATCTAAACTATCTTTTTTGCCAAGACCTGTTCGGTCTAGTATTGTCTGGGCTGCTTGCATTCTAACATTAGCTTGTGGTATAGGATCATCAGAGTCCATAATGTTCACAAGCTTCATAGCAGCTTTCGGAGCAGACTGAGCTAAGATACCGGATGCCATTTCGATGATCTCATGTTTGAGTGCTTTAGCGACTTGCCAATGCCCGTTCTCAGCATAACCAGAAAGCTCCGCAGCCTTCCGTAGATCACCCCCTGTAGTCATCAAGTTGTCCAGAAAGTTTTGTTGTTTAGTTGTTAATTCTTTTGCCATTTTATATATTATACACCTGTTTGAGCAATCTGTCAAGTAAAATCGTATTTAAATTGTAATAAATTGTAACGTAATACGAAAGTACTTGACAAATTGGATTTCTAGGTGTATAATAGTATTATGTAGCCCACCGGGGTGCATATATATATCTGTAACCTCCCTCCCCCCTTAAAGTCCACCAGAGACTTTGTAGTTCCGCATCAAACTAGTTAACGACCAAACCCTCTGAAAATGTATATGATTTAGTATATATAGGGGTACTAGGGGGTGGCCTCCTGCCTAGCCCCCATACTTCAAAGACTTGTCAAGATTCCATCATCTTTTTTCATCAAAGACTCTGAAGACTTCAAAGACTTTAAAAGTGCAAGTCTAGTTTACAGAAAATTCCAAAGACTTTTGAAGTTATATAGTAAACTTTAAAGACTTTGGAAAGCTTTATAATTCAATCACTTCTATAATTATACCTCCCATTTTTATTAGACTCTATAAGTATATAGTATTCTCAGAAATTGTCAAGTAAAAAATTTATTTTTTTTTCGCTTGACATTGTTGCGGATTTATGCTATTCGCGCATATGTGTGCATATAAATGTATATTGATTTGTTGCATTCTGTTACAATTTAATTCTTGACAAATTTTTCTTTTGTGTTATTCTGTTCACACTTTCAAATGATTACTTAAAGGATAAACAAACTAGAAAATAATTTAAAAAAAAGCTTGACAATAATTATTTCTTAGTATATTATGATTAACACTTAAAACTTAAAGGTAACAATATGAATTTAGCACTTAAAAGGGTCTATAAAAAACCTCAATCTAGTAGCATTAAAAAAGATTGGTCTAAGAAACACTCATTGAGTACTGTAAAATTTCACAGTATCAGAAGTGAGAGAAGTCTGCCGAATCAGAGAGTACGCAGAAATGATCAAGGTGAGTTTGAGATATACGAAGTATACTCATAATCCATACTGATGAGAGCCAGATGGTAACTGGTCGAAACGCTGTCAAAGGGATTTGGTCTATGGAAACCAATAAATAGAGGTGAAGTCTATGTATGCTCCAACGTGCAAGGTAGTAAACTACAATGGCAATTTGGTCTGGTATCGTAGGGATACTAAAACTGGTGGATGGACTCGTATATCATAATGAGGTGAGATATGTTTTTTCTAAAAATATTCTTAACCCATCTGGATTTTAGATGGAGACTAGCAGAAATACGCACTAATTATTTTAGTGGATCGCATGAGAAATATATTGATGTAGTTGATATTTCCAATAATAAAATCGGACTAAAAAAGAAAATTAGTCACGGTAAGTACACTAGAGTATGGGTAAAAAAAGTTTAAAAAAGACTTGACAAATATTTTAAACGTGTTATTATACTTACAAGTTTAAAGGTATAAGAATATGTGCAAACAAAAATTAATTAAACCGGCTGCTTGTTATACACGGCCATTAAAATTTGATCTTAATAAATTTAAGAGGAAACATAATGAAAAAAATAACAGTAGGTAAGCAGCGTAAAGATGGTAAATTTCCGGTGACATATTGGTATCAAGGTTCTGAGAATATGTTTGGTGGTAGGGATCATCCAAGTGTATTCAGAAAGATACATAGTCTTGATAAAATTTTAGATCATAAGCTATATGATGGTGATATGTTTGTAAATATGTCAGAACTTCCAAACGAATATTTTGGATTCGAGGGGTAGCATGATTAAAATATCTAAGACAAGTAAACTCGGCTGTCATTCGTGGAGTTTACAAGCTTTGACTACCTGTCCTGCTGCTAGGAAACAAGATGGTAGCTTAGTCGATGCGTGTAAAGGATGCTATGCTAGAGGAGGTAACTATAGATTCCCTAACGTCAAAGCGCCACGAATCCATAATCAAGAGGATTGGAAACGTGATGGATGGGTAGATGATATGGTATCTGAATTGGATAATCACAGGTATTTTCGGTGGTTTGATAGTGGGGATATGTATCATATCAAACTAGCAGAGAAAATCTATCAAGTTATGAAGCGTACTCAATGGGTTAAACATTGGCTACCTACTAGACAGTACAAGTTTAGTAAGTTTAAAGATGTAATAGAACGAATGAATCAACTAGACAATGTAGTGGTTAGACTGTCAAGTGATTCGGTTCAAGGTAAGAAAGTGAATTTCAGTACATGGAGATTGAATAGTATCAAGACTAGTAGCACAATAGTACCTAAAGATACTGATCATGTATTCTCTAGTGATCATACTGGAGTTAAGGTAGATAAGAGTCATGTAGTATGTAGGGCATATGAGAATGATGGTAAGTGTGGATCATGTCGTGAATGTTGGAATAAAGATACGCACACTGTAGCCTATGTAGCGCATGGAAAATCAATGGGTAAAGTCTTAAAGGATATAAACGAATTAGGCTATGCAAGGTTAACTATGGTGGGATAATGTTAGACGATTTAAAGTGTAGTGATTGTAAGAAAAATAATATAATAGTTTATAGAGATGATAAGTATTACTGTGCAAAATGTTACATTAAATATTTAAAACAGTTACATCCAACAATTAAACAAACTATATTTAGAGGTGCTATGAATGGATGATATTCGACAAACAATAAAATATAATCATGCTAACTGGTCTGGTGGTGAATCTCTTTTGACCGTAGGCACTGAGAAATTCTGGAGTGATCACGGATATAATGGGAGTTATAAACTTCTAAATGATGAGACTGCTACCGTCAAGGTGCTAGATGATGGTAGTGAGATAGCGGATTTACTAGTCTTCCATGATGGTTCCGGTTGGTATTGTTATGATGGTGGAGTAGCTAGACTAGCAGAGAATCCTATCGTAGCAGCACTACAAGTAATCCATAATACATACTAAGGGGTAACACTATGAGTAATGTAGTTGATATAAAAAAGGCTAAGAAAATCAAAAAGATAGCAGATAATATAACTTCTGATGAGGCTCAAAGGTTATATGATGAAATGAAAGATGAAATTTTAACCATTGAATCTACCCTAGCAGAAACATTAGACAAACTAAATCCAAGTATGATAGGTGCTGCTGTAGCTATGCAAATATTTACTCAAAGGATTTGTGATATTTCAGGGTACTCAATGGACTACATTCAAAAGGGTGCTAAGTTTTATTATAAGAGTGAATGAAACAAATTGTAACAAGTGCTTTACATTAACCGTAATCTATGCTACTATAGATTATATAATCTTTTAAGTATTAACAAAGGTATTTTTATGAACATTGATTTAAATCCATTTAACAATAATGAATTGTTAATTGAAGTTAAAAAGGTTTATGGAGTTGATAGAGTTTATCCTGCTTGTAGTAGGTCACTTGCACTATCGAAGTTGATAGGTAAAAAGACTTTCAGTAAGCAAGAAGTCAACATTATCAAGGAAGAATTGGGCTACATTCTTAAACATAAAACCTATGAGGTGTAAGATGAAGACAATCTACCGAGTTAGATCAATCAAGAATCGTAATGGTATCTCTAATGGCCCTGTGTTTATGGGGTTTCATATGGGTAAGCGATCATTCTATATTCAGAAACTTAATGCTACTCGCAAGATGAATGTATCTATCAGCGATAAGTGGGGTAATAGTGTTGTCTCAGCCCGATAAGATTTGCTGTGTATCAGGCTGCGATAGGGTGGGTGTAATACCAGTTGGTACAGTTAAGCAGTACTGTGCTAACTGCTACACCTTTGTTTTCTCAAGACTTTTAACTAGAGGTAAGGGGCATGGATATTCTAAAAGAGTGGCCACATAGTAAACAATATTACTATCGAACTATAGATCAAATGTGGCACGTTTTCTGGCATAACAATCATGTGTCTCCACCCAAAGATCACATTAAAGATAAGTTTATAAAGTACATTGATAGTGCATTAGGTGTCAATAGTAATACAACTGATGAGCGATTCATTAAGATGGTAGAAAAGAAATATCCACATGAAGATACCTATCATTATTTTGAGGATATGATTTGCCATATTGTTGTCATGTTTATAAATAATAATATAAAGGATAGTGATGATGAGTGAAACGAAAAAGAGTGGTGACTATAGAGTATTATACTATGGTGAGTGGAGGATAATTGGTTCTAAAAAGGTAGGCTACGAATGCCATCAACCTCCATTAAATTTCATGTCTCAGTTTCGTAAGGCTAGGGATAATGGTAAACCTTTATGGGCACCCACCATAGACACAGTACTAAGTACGATAGATGAGATAGAGGGTAGTGATGTTTAGAGATACACCATACAAGTTTAAGAATTTAAAATCAGCCTATGAATCTATGAAGTTAGGGTTTGATTCCAAGTATGAGTACGATATAATCACTGATGAAGACGGTGATATAATTGTAAAGGTAACTGATTCAGAAAATAAATTGTTAGGATATTTAGAGGACTATTAAAGGGTAAGTGACAGAGTGGTTATGTGATGGACTGCAACCCCATTTATGTTGGTTCGATTCCAATCTTACCCTCCAATTTTATGTGAGTATGGCTTGCAGTAATGCGTAGCCTCCATCGGATGCTTGGAATATGCAATTCCTATTACCCTACTCACACCAGTTTTATTTTAAGGAGCGTGATATGCTACATTCAATGTTTAAAAACTCGATACATATTAATAACTTACGAGCAGCAGGGTATGGTGAGGCTGACTTTCCTATAGAAGTTAAGCCTGTCTATATGCCGATTAGTGAGAATGAATGGTCGTTCTCTACCTCTGATCGTTACAAAGAATTAGAGGGTCGGGTTGTATCTGTTAGACCTGACACTGGTCATGTACTAGGTTATCACAGTAAGAACTATAAGATAACTGAACACAAACCAGTGATAGAATCTATCAGGTCAGCAGTTGAGAGGGCATCAGTGAATGCTGCTAACGTCAGAGAAAAGATTACAGTAGCTCATAAGGGTGCTAGGATGATCTATCAACTAGAGTTACCTGAACACGTTATAAAAACCCCTGATGGTGATACAGCTACGCTGTCTTTTTTAGGTGTCAATAGCTTTGATGGCTCGTTCCCACTACTGCTAAGTGTAGGTGCTAAACAATGGGCGTGTCATAATATGCAGACATTTACTGATGATGCACTAGCTGTCTATAAGTCTAGACATACGAAGGGTCTTGACATTGAGCAGGGTTCTAGGATTATAAGCAAGGGCATGGAAGTCTTAGAAAAAGAGGCAGAGCTATGGCATTACTGGGCCAAACAAAAAGTCACTGACCATAGGAAAGTGATAGCCAATATGCTTGGTATTGAAACTGATTTGGATGGCACTAGAACTATAGTGAATACTAAAAGCACTATGTATAATTACATACTCAGTAAGTATTGCTTGCACTATGCTAAATCTATGGGTACGAATTACTGGGCGTTGTATAATGCTGTCACTGATTGGTGTACTCATGCACCATCCAAGGGTGATAAAGGTAATGTATTCTTGATGAGAAAAAAGAAAGTTAGTAAGATGTTGAATATGTTTCCTAAGAGAGTAGCAGCATGATACTAGCTAACACTTATCAAGACTTAAAACTTTTACTGGATACTCTAGATGGATTACCTTTTGAAAGGGAAAAAGACATAGAGTTTAGAGAGGCAGTAAGAACTGTGATAGAATACTATGAGGAAAATAACAATGAATGATAAAAATTTTATTGATGAGATGAGAAGACTTGCTTTTGGTACAACAGACCCTAGCTATTATTCACTTCAAGAAGTGTTTGACGAATTATTACAGAGGTCTAATGATCATTACCGTTTAATAGTAGAGAAGGATAGATAACAATGAACATTAACGAAGCACTAAAAGTAATGCTAAACTATTCAGACTATAACCCTGATGATATAGAATGGCAGAAAGCTTTTAATAATATTACTGAGGCTCTTGGTGTGTACTATGATAAGAGATCAGGTAACTTTGTAACTAAAGATACAGGTAATGTGATATGAATGTATATATGTTAGCCACCGTACAGGCATCAAACTTTATAGAAGATAAACATAAGATGTGTTATATAAATAAAAAAAATGCTGAGTATATTCAAAAGATTATGAAAGATAAACATGATGTTGACTTTAAACTGTTAAAGATAGAGATCATGGATACTGGTAATCTTGAAATGAAAACAAATATAAATATTAATGATGACGCATACGAGTGGGGTAGCCTATGCTCACAGGATACGTAATGTTTTTAGTTATACTGGTGATAGATTTTTTCTTGTACGGTATGATTACAGCTTACTTTGATGGAACTTTAGAGAGGTTAGAGAATAAATTTCATGAGAAGATTACCACCAAATCAACTAAGGAATAGAAACTTGGTAGCTAAACACGCACATAAATTCAATAAGAATCAAGTACATAAAGATAAGCTAAAAGAAAATAAAAAAGGTTATAAAAAACATAAAAAAATAGTTGACACAGACTAAATAGTATTGTATAATTTACATAGTTTTTAATAAATGGAGGTAAGTATGGCAGTAATAAATGGTGAAGCTCACTGGGCAAACATCCTAACACCTAACACTAAGTTCCCCGATCACTATTGGGGTGTAGAATTAGTAGTAGATAGAGAGGTGGCAGAGGATTTTGCTAGTCGTGGGTTCAAGATAAAAGAACTTGAGGCAGGGCCGGCTCTTACTATTAAGAGAAAAGTAAACTGGACTGACAAGTCTGGTACTGTACACACCCGTCAGGCTCCTAGCCTTTACGACAGTAAGAAGCAATTCATAGACTGTCAGGTTGGTAACGGCTCTAAGGTTAGGGTTCAGTATAAAGAATGGCATAGCGGTCAATGGCAGGGACTAGACCTAATAGCTATGCAGGTCATTGATCTTGTAGAGTATAACAATTCTACAGCAGGTTCAGAGTTCGAGGTTGAGGACACTGGTGAGGGGGAGGATGAACTATGAGTACAGAGTCCATGACTCCAAAGTTTAGAACAGATAAGGGAGACTATGATGTCACCCTTTTCTCTGATGAGGGTAAACTTAAATTTAAGTTAGCTCAAAAAGCTGTCGCTGAACTAGCTGACTTGAGTGATAGAGTTATGATTCAGAGAGAAGCATTACAATCATTACGCCAAAGCATTATAGATAATGAATGTAATGATGATACATTTATTAAACCTGAAAGAGCTAGGACTGCTACAGGACAATACAAAGCTGACGATCCTTCTACACCGGATGTAAACGAAGCATACGTTCAGCCTGATAAAGAGGACTAGCAATGTCTTTTGCTAAATATCATTTACCCTGCCCTAGCTGTGGTGGGAGTGATCCTGTTGCCTTGAATGAAGATGGTTCAGCTTGGTGTTTTAGTTGTGACACTAGGTTTCCTAATTATGACAAGGCTGTCGAAGGTGTGGATGTTGCACCTAAAGCTAGTGATATACAAACATATCGGAACAATGCTATGAATGATATTGAGGGAAGTTTTGTTGCTCTTGATGACAGAAGTATATCAGTAGACACAGCTAAGAAGTATGGTGTTAAGGCTGTAAAGAATACAAGCTCTAACGTAATCATGCGTCATTACTATCCTTACTATGTAGCAAACGAGATCACAGGATACAAGGTGCGTGAACCAAATAAAATGTTTTCTTGGAGAGGGAACCCACAGGGAAGTGGACTTTTTGGTGAGCAGTTGTTTCAGTCTGGAGGTAAGTACATCACCATAACAGAGGGTGAATGTGATGCCATGTCAGCCTATGAATTACTAGGTTCTAAGTGGCCTGTCGTTTCAATTAAGAATGGTGCGTCTGGTGCTGTGAGAGATATTAAAAACTCACTTGAGTTTATAGAATCTTTCGATAACGTAATCATTAATTTTGATAATGACAAACAGGGTAGGGATGCTGCTGTTAAGGTAGCTAGACTGCTCAGTCCTGCCAAAGCTAAGATACTTACCTTACCTACTGACTTCAAAGATGCTAACGATATGCTGCGTCAAGGTAGACACAGGAGTTATGTTAGTGAGTGGTGGGCAGCAAAGACTTACACACCTTCTGGTGTACTTAATGTAACAGATAACAAAGAGAAGTTTGATAACAGGGAACGTAAAGAATCTGTACCTTACCCGTGGGAAGGACTCAATGATAAGCTATACGGACTTAGACAGGGAGAGCTTGTAACTCTGACGGGTGGTACAGGTCTTGGTAAATCTTCTATCACCAGAGAACTAGAACACTGGCTGATAACACAGACCAAAGATAACGTAGGTGTCATAGCACTAGAGGAAGATTGGAAACGAACAGTAGATGGTATCATGTCTATTGAATCTAATGCTAGACTTTATGTGGATCAGGTCAGAGAAGAGTTTACTAAACAGCAGTTAGACGATACATTTAACAGGATGTTTGATGGTGAAAACAAAGATAGGGTATGGATACACGCTCACTTTGGAGCCACTGATCTAGATGAAATCTTTTCTAAGATTAGGTTTATGATCGTAGGTTGTAACTGTAAGTGGGTAGTAGTTGATCACTTACATATGCTAGTATCCTCTGCTACTGAGGGAGATGAGAGGCGTACTATCGACAGCATTATGACTAAGCTACGATCTATAGTTGAGGAGACAGGGGCAGGGATGATACTAGTCTCTCACCTACGAAGGGTCGAGGGTAACAGAGGACATGAGAATGGTGTGACAGTAGGACTCAATCACCTTAGAGGTTCTCAGTCTATCGCTCAGTTATCTGACTGTGTAATAGCACTTGAAAGGAATCAACAATCTGACGATCAGATAGAGTCTAACACTACACACCTTAGAATATTGAAGTCTAGATACACCGGAGATGTTGGTATGGCTACACATCTATTGTATGATAGGGAGACAGGCAGACTATCTGAGGTTGATGCGGAGGAGTCAGATGAACTCGCTAGTATTTGACATAGAGACAGACGATATAGATGCAACTAAAATATGGTGCATGAGTATCTGTGATGTAGAGACTGAACACGTTTCTTCTTATTGGGGTGATAAACTTGACGAGGGATTAGAGAAACTAAACAAGGCTAAGAAAATAATAGGTCACAACATAATAGGTTTTGATATACCTGTCCTCAATAGGTTACATCCTGAAACATCTTCTATCTTTAAAGATACTGCTATCGTAGATACACTGGCTATATCTAGGTTACTTAACCCTGTCAGGGAGGGAGGCCATTCTTTACAGGCATGGGGTAGTAAGTTAGGATTACCTAAGATAGAGTTTGATGACTATGATAATTTCTCTATTGATATGGTTAAGTATTGTGAACGTGATGTACTACTTAACAAAAGAGTTTATGACATACTCAGGAGAGAGGCCAAAGGATTTGGTGCTGAGTCTATTAAACTAGAACAAGAGACTGCTCGTATCATAGCAGACCAACGGAAACATGGATTCTTATTTGACCAGAAAGCAGCATCTCTTTTAAATGCTGAGTTGAATGAGAAGCTTACTAATGTAGTAAAAGAAGTACATAAAGAATTTAAACCGCACACCACCTATCATATACTTAGACCATCATACAAGAAGGATGGTTCTATTTCTAGGATGGGAGAGTTTCGTAACGAGAAGAATAAATCTGGTACAGTTAGAAAGTCTAGGTTATCAGATGAAGAGTTTGAAACCATGCAGTCTGAGGGGGAGGTGGTAAGATCAGAAGTTATTCCTTTTAACTTAGGTTCTAGAAAACAGATAGGTGAGTACTTACAAGAGTTTGGTTGGAAGCCTAGTAAGTTCACACCAACTGGTCAACCTATTGTAGATGAGGGTACTTTAAAAAACATAGATGGTATACCTCAAGCTCAGTTGATAGCTGATTATCTTTTGTATCAGAAGCGTATAGCACAGATTGATTCTTGGTTTGATAAGGTACAGGATGATGGCAGAGTACATGGGTTTGTTATTTCCAACGGTACTATAACTGGACGTATGACCCACCGTGATCCTAATATGGCTCAAGTACCTAGCATTTATTCTCCTTTTGGTAAGGAGTGTAGGTCTTGTTGGATTGTACCTGATGGATACAAACTGGTAGGCATAGATGCTTCAGGCTTAGAACTTAGAATGTTAGCACACTACATGAATGATGAGGATTACATAAATGAAATCATCCACGGAGACATACACACCACTAATCAAAAGCTTGCAGGACTTGAATCTAGAACTCAGGCGAAGACTTTCATCTATGCCCTCATATACGGAGCCGGAGATGCAAAGCTTGGAACAGTGGTTGGAGGAAACAAAAAAGATGGTGCAGAACTTAAACAACGCTTCCTTAATAATCTCCCATCACTTAAATCTCTTAGAGACAGAGTTTCGAGAGCGTCAGGAAAGGGTTCGATTAAGTCATTAGATGGTCGCAAACTATTTGTAAGATCACAGCACAGCGCACTTAACACTTTGTTACAGGGTGGAGGTGCTGTTGTTATGAAGAGAGCCTTAGTTATTCTTAGTAAGGCAATAAGTAAAATGGATGCACACTTTGTTGCTAACATACATGATGAATGGCAATTAGAAGTTGACAAGAGCAAAGCTGATATGGTAGGATGGCTTGGTGTAGATGCAATAAAACAAACAGCAGAATACTATAACCTTAATTGTCCTCTTGATGGGGAATACAAGGTGGGGAGTAACTGGAGTGAAACACACTAGTAGTAGGGCCGGAGATTTATCAGAGTACTATGCGGTAACTTGGTTGTGGGATCAAGGTTATGAAGTCTTTCCAAATGCAGGTAGTCAAGGCATGGTTGACATGATAGCGTGGAATCCTGAGACTCAACAAACAATATTAATAGATGTAAAAACAGAAGGCGATAAATCAAAGGGACATGGTACTCATGTTAGAACTAAACGACAAAAATCTAAAAACGTAAGAATACTTCTTTACAATAGAGAAACTCGTAAGCTTAGATTCATGGAGCACAAAGATGCCTAACATAGTAGATGATATATATGAAGCACTAATGCCTTTAACCAAAGGTAAACATTTAGATATATCAGATCAAGATATAGAACAGTTTGGGGAACGCATGAAGTCTGCGTTAAACGCTTGGGCTAGACCGCCTAGAAGAGATTCTTCATTCTCTCTTAGGATGTCAAACATAGGTAAGCCTGTCCGTAGGTTATGGTTTGACAAGAACAATCAAGTAAAAGAAGACAAGCCACACCCTAAAACATTTATAAAGTTTTTGTATGGTCATCTACTTGAAGAAGTATTACTTATGTTATCTAGACTAACAGATAATGAAGTAAGTTCTGAACAGAAAGAAGTCGTAGTGGATGGTGTGTGTGGTCACATGGACTGTAAAATAAATGGTGAAGTTGTCGATATAAAGACAGCATCAGGTTTTGCATTTAGAAAATTTAAAGATGGGTCACTAAGAGAGGATGATCCCTTTGGATATATCAGTCAGCTAACAGGTTATGAAGAAGCAGAGGGAACTGAAAATGGTGGTTTCTTAGTAATAAATAAAGAGAACGGAGAGTTATGTTTCTTTTCGCCTGACGATCTAGATAAGCCTGTTATCAGGAGGAAAATATCTAGTGTAATAAAAGCTATAAATAAAACTAAACCACCTGAAGAACTTTGTTATGAACCTGTTGATGATGGTAAAAAAGGTAATAAAAAATTACATAAGAACTGTACATTTTGCCCTCACAAGTTCGAATGTTTTAAAGATTCTAATGATGGTAAAGGTCTAAGAACTTTTAAATATAACAGAGGGTTAACTTACTTTACTAAAGTAGTTTCGACACCAAGAGTCGAGGAAGTTTTATGAATGGGAGAACAAGTAAGGAAATTAATCGTAGAGCAAAAGAACTTTTGTTAGAGTGGATGCAATCTTTAGTTGACAAAGAGTCAGCAAAGAAGTATAATATGAATAACGTCCTTTCATTCACACCAAAACAAACCCACCTGTATTATAATGATGGTACTTATCATGTAAGTGCTTATACATATAAATGGTTTATCAATCAAATTAAAAAATTATATTCTTATAAAGAACTACAATCAATTACTCTTTCTGATTGTAAGGAAGTTGCTTCTTGAAAATAAGAAAAGGATACAGAAAACGTAGGGTTGTAAGACCTGTAGAAAAAGACGTACCTGATACTTATGATTCCAAGTGGGAGTATTCTTTACATCAAGGGACTTTAAAGAACTGGAAACATCATAGTGATACAGTTGAGTACACTATTGAACATAAGTATCATCCTGATTTTATAAGGGTGATGGGTAAGAAAACAATTTTACTAGAAGCTAAAGGTAGGTTCTGGGATTACCAAGAGTATAATAAATATACATGGGTAAGAAAAGCTTTACCTAAAAACACTGAACTAGTGTTCTTGTTCTCTGATCCTTATGCTCCTATGCCTCAAGCTAAAAAGAGAAAAGACGGATCAAAACGTAGTCATGCTGAGTGGGCTGAAACAAATGGTTTCACTTGGTACAGTGAAGAAACACTACCTGATGATTGGACGGAGAAGTAAATGAGTATTGATAATGCAACACCTGAAGAGTGGGATGATGTAAACAACGAACTAAAAAAAGATGAAAGTACTTGGTCAACTAAAGTAATAGCTGATGTTGTTAATGAAACATTTAAAGATATAAATAACCCTAGTCACTACAATAGTGGAGATGTAGAATGTATTGATGGGATAAAGGCATCACTTTCTAAAGAAGAGTTTGAAGGTTACTTGCATGGTAACATTATAAAATATGTATGGAGATTTAGATACAAAGGCGGTGTCAAAGATTTACGGAAAGCACAATGGTACTTAAAAAAATTAATAGAAGAGATTGATAAATGATAGGCGAAATGTTTTTTAAAGATATTGATGGGGATGTATGGCAGTACGAATTAAAAACAAATCCAAGAGAAGCAATATATTGGGATACTTATAAATTAAAAGTAAGTGATATAAAAGTTTTGGGTAGTGCTGATAAAGAAACTAAAAACAGAGTGCGACTAGAAATATACAAGGACATTGAAAATGTGGGATCGCAAAGCTGAACGCATAGCTAAGTATAATAGAAAGAAACAAAACACCTACTACAAAAAAACTAGTAAAGGAAATAAAATTAAATACAATGAATCAGAGCAAGATAGGCGAACAAGATTATTTAGGAATTAAAATAAACTATGATCTAGAAGATTATCTAGATTCTTTTACTCTATCTACAATAAAAGATAGGTATCTTTGGGAGAATGAAACTCATGCTCAAGAGGCTTTTGCTCGCGCCAGTATATTTGGTGCTACTTTTAAAGGACATACTGATTACGATCTTGCACAAAGACTTTATTCATACGCTAGTGTTCACTGGTTCATGTTTAGCACTCCTATCCTTAGTAACGGGGGTACTAGCCGTGGCCTACCTATCAGTTGCTTTCTTAATTGGGTTCCTGATTCCCGCAATGGGTTATCTACTCATTATGATGAGAACATATGGCTCGCAAGTGGAGGTGGAGGCATCGGTGGATGTTGGAGTAGTGTGCGGAGTAATGGCGTGGACACTTCTAACGGTTCTAAGTCTACTGGTTCCATCCCTTTCATGCACGTTGTAGACTCTCAGATGTTAGCCTTTAATCAAGGCGTTACAAGACGAGGAAGTTATGCAGCATATATGGATGTGTCTCACCCTGAGATAGAAGAGTTTATAAACATGAGGAAGACTACAGGTGGAGACTTAAATAGAAAATGTTTGAATCTTCATAATGCAGTTAGTATATCCAATGAGTTTTTAGAGGCTGTTAAATTAGATAAAGATTGGAGACTTATTGATCCTAAGACTAACACAGCAGTTAAGACAGTATCTTCCCGTGATCTATGGTTTCAGATAATACAAACAAGAATGGAGACAGGAGAGCCTTACATTGTTAATCTTGATATATGTAACGAGGCTCTACCAGAAGAACAAAAGAAACTAGGATTAGAGATTAAACAAAGTAACTTGTGTTCTGAAATAACTTTACCTACCAATGAAGAGAGGACAGCAGTTTGTTGCTTGTCTAGCGTAAACTTAGAACACTTTGATTATTGGTCTAAAGATGATCAGTTTATCCCTGATCTAATTACTATGCTAGATAATGTTCTTCAAAACTTTATTGATAGTGTTCAAGGTAAAGGAGGTTACGATAAGGCTGCTTACTCTGCTATGCGTGAGAGGTCTATAGGTTTAGGTGCTATGGGTTTTCATAGTTATCTTCAAAGAAACAACATAGCTTTTGAAAGTATGTATGCTTCTTCTTTCAACAACAAGGCTTTCTCTTACATAAAAGACAGAGCATCTGCGACTACTCGTAAGCTTGCAGAAGAAAGAGGAGAAGCTCCTGACATGAAGGGTAGTGGTAAACGTAACGCACACCTTCTTGCTATAGCTCCTAATGCTTCTAGCTCTATTATATGTGGTGGTACTAGTCCATCTATAGAACCTATCAGAGCTAATGTGTATACACACAAAACTTTAACTGGGAGTTTTAAAGTTAAGAACAAGTACTTGGATGATCTTCTACTTGAACTTGTTCCTACTAAAAAGAAACGTGATGAAATATGGAAAGACATAGCAGCACATGAAGGATCAGTGCAGCACTTAGATATACTGTCAGATTCACAGAAAGAAATATTTAAAACTGCTCCTGAGATAAATCAAATATGGATAATAGAACACGCTGACATGAGACAAAATTATGTGTGTCAAAGTCAAAGTGTAAATTTATTTTTTAAACCACCACACTACGAGGCTGATCAAGAAATACACGATGAGTTTCTACAGTACGTCAATGATGTACATTGGGCAGGAGCAACTAAATTAAAATCACTTTACTATTTAAGGTCTGACTCTGCTAGGTCTACAGAAAATGTTAATATAAAAATACCTAGAATAAAGTTAGATGAAGAGGGGTGTCTAAGTTGTGAAGGGTAAAGTCATAGAGGTAAAATGGGATGATGCTTGGATTGATACTGAAGATGTGCTAATATCTGAGGCTAGAAAATTAAAAGCGGTATCCCGTTCTACCGTAGGTTGGTTAGTATCTGATAATGAAAATGAACTTATACTTGCTACCGATATGTATCACAATGATAAAGACAAAGATTATGTTAATGCAATTATGGTTATACCAAAAGGTATGATAATAGATTATTGGGAGTATGAAGTAGATGAGTCTATTAGGAACTAGAGATTATTACAAACCGTTTGATTATCCGTGGATGTTTAACTACTACGTCCAACAGAATCAAATGATGTGGTTGCCAGAAGATGTACCACTTCACAATGATGTTAAAGATTGGCAGGACATGACATCACATGAAAAGAATTTACTAACTCAGATATTTAGATTGTTTACACAATCAGATGTAGACGTAGCCTCTGGGTACATAGATAAGTACATGAGAGTTTTTAAGAAGCCAGAAGCTAGGATGATGATGTCTTCATTTGCTAACATGGAGTCAATACATCAACACGCTTACAGTCTACTATTAGATACTGTAGGAATGCCAGAGAACGAGTATAAAGCATTTGCTGAGTATGAAGCTATGGCTGATAAGCATAAGTATCTTAGTGGCTCTACGCTCAAGATAAACAACAAAGAATCTATAGCTAGAAACTTAGCAATCTACTCAGGGTTTACAGAGGGCTTGCAATTATTCAGTAGTTTTGTTATACTATTAAACTTTCCTAGATTCGGAAAGATGAAAGGGATGGGGCAGATAGTTACTTACAGTATACGAGATGAGTCACTACACGTTGAAGCTATGACTCAACTCTTTAGAGAGTTTATAAAAGAGAACGTAGATATTTGGACAGATGATTTTAAAAAAGAAATCTACTCTGTGTGCAGAGAGATGGTTAAACTAGAGGATAAGTTTCTTGATTTAGTATTTGAAATGGGAGACATACAAGGATTGACTAAGGCTGAGATGAAAGAATATATTAGATACATAGCAGATAGACGGCTACTACAGCTAGGACTAAAACCTAACTATGGTATTAAAGATAATCCTCTTGATTGGCTTGATGATGTACTAGGTGTCGAACACCAAAACTTTTTTGAAGGTAGGGCTACTACTTACATGAAGGCAGGGTTGAAAGGTAATGTAGAAAATATAAGTTTTGCAAGTGTATAGTATTATGGACAATAACCAAGAAGCAAACTTAGTATCTTTCAAAGTAGTACTCACAAGAGACGGTACAATTATGACTGAGTTTAGTCATCTTCCTTTAGGTCATGCTGAAAAAATATTTCACAAAGAAGACTATGATGTTATATCTAGGATTATATCTGAGGGTAGAAAAAAACTAGAGCCTATGCACGAATACATTGAAAAAGAAATACAATCTATTTAGTAGCTTTGTGGTGCATAAATGCGGTAGCCCCCATGTATGTACCTACAATACCACACATAGAAAAATAAAAAAGCCCCAACAAATCTGAAAGAGCGTTTACTCTACTATCAGATATTAGGGGCGTAAATAAAACTACCGTAGTTACTACCATGATAATGATAGCTAACCAAGCCATCATCTTTTGAGCCTCGGACTTTTCTTCTCTTAGTTCTAAGTCTACCATTTCTTTAGCTCGATCTAGTTCTTCATCACTGATGATGCCATCATTGTTTAGATCAAACTTCTCGTACTTAGACTGTAGTTCTAGTTTCTTTGGAGACATTGTTAGTGCGTTTTCTCCTTACCATCAAATATTTTATGAGGTTCTGACATAGCTATAAATTGAGTCTCAAATATTTCT